TCTTGCAAGCGAGCCAGAAAACGGAGCTTACAATTGGCCGTTGAGTAGCGAAGCTGGAGACGTAGACTTCTTAGACGCTATGAAGGAGATAGAAATCCTAGCTGATGAGATTCAGCCAGATGTAATTCTTCTAGCTACCGGAGCTGATGCACATCATTCAGATCCGTTATCGTCTTTAACGTTTGATTACCCTGGCTATCGTGCAGCTGCTCGCATCGTTGCGGACATCGCTAACAAACATGCAAATGGCCGAGTACTTATCGGTGGGGCCGGAGGTTATCAACCTCTTACCCATACTCCGAGAGTTTGGGCTGCGGTTGTGTCTGAGATCTACAAGCATACTACTCACGTCGCCGTATAACATTTCCTTTTATAAGGTACTATAGTACACATGGGAAAAAGTCTAGCACAACTCATTGCGGCCATGTCCGACGAAGAGAAGGCTCAGGTTCTAGCAGGTCTAGACCCTGAGGCTCTTCAATGGGACTGGTCGTTTTGGGGACGTCCTGAACAGCAACGCCCTGAGGGCGATGAGTGGAATATCTGGATGTACCTTGCAGGTCGCGGTGCTGGTAAGACTCGTACGGCAGCTGAGTGGGTGCGTGAAGAAGCTAAACATACAAACACCGGTCAACGCCGTTTTGCGTTGGTAGCTCGTACAGCTGCTGACGTACGTGACGTTATCGTTGAAGGTGAATCAGGAATCATTAACGTTACACCTCCTAGTGAGCGTCCGTTGTACGAGCCGTCAAAGCGAAGACTAACTTGGCCTAACGGCAACACGGCAACGTGCTTCACAGCTGATGAACCAGATTCTCTTCGTGGACCTCAGTTCACGCACGCTTGGGGAGATGAGGTTGCCGCTTGGCGTCAGACTCCAGATGGAGCTGGGCTTACCGCGTTTGAGAACTTACGTATTGGTACACGTCTCGGCTCTAATCCAAAAATTATGGTTACTACTACGCCGAAGCGTGTGCCACTTCTTTATGAGCTACTTCGTGAGGCTGATGCGAATCCTGGCAAGGTAATCATTACAAAAGGTTCAACCATGGACAACACAGGAAACCTTTCACAAGCTTACATGGACGGAATCCTCGGAGTATACGAAGGAACTCGTCTAGCTGCACAAGAGTTATACGGTGAGATGCTTTCAGACGTTGAAGGAGCTCTCTGGACTGTAGAGCTCATCGACAGGACTCGTCAGATGTCAGCGATGAACGCGCCATTACGTGTAATCGGCGTCGACCCATCGGTAGCCGAAAATCCTCGAGACGAATGCGGCATCGTTGTCGTTTCATCGACAGCTGACAGAGATCTTTACAAGCGTCAGAGCTGGGTGCTTGAGGATGCTTCAATCTTAGGCTCACCGGATGTGTGGGCTAACCGTGTAGTTGCCATGGCTCGTAAATGGGGTTGCCCTGTGGTCGCGGAAGTAAACCAAGGCGGTGCGCTTGTTCGCAACGCCATTAACACAATTGACCCAACTGTAAAGGTTCTTGAAGTCCACTCCAAATACGGTAAGGCTCTACGCGCCGAGCCTATCACCCTTGCCTACGAGCAGGACCGCGTTCACCACGTTGGCTACCTAGCGGACCTAGAGTCCCAGATGACCGCGTGGATTCCAGGTGAAGGCAAATCCCCTGACCGAGTCGATGCCCTGGTCCACGCCCTTACCGCGCTACTTATCAAGCCACCTGCTGGATTCGTGGGAGGGCGGATTACCGCCAAATCCCCTGCGGGTAGGAAGATTCCTAATATTAGAAACACCTTTAAGGTCAGATAGTTACATTTTCCCAATCTTCCTGATATAATTATCCTAACAACGACGGAAGGAAAGAAAATGAACCCATTTACAGCGGTAATCGATTGGCTAGACGAGTACGCAGACGTTGCGGGACCTGTTGGTGCCTTCGTAGGAGTGGCAATCGCAGTGGCAATCGCATTTATCTTAGGATAACCTGTACATCTTCCCAATCTACCTGATATAATTATTCCAACAACCCAACGACGAAAGGCAATACAAAATGACACAGACAACAGCATTCATAATCTACTTCTCAGCAATTCTACTTATTGCAGCGCCATTCATCATCGACACAACTAAGCACGAGCGTCGCATGAAGAAAGCTCGCCGCTAATAGCGACATCTTCCTGATTTACCTGTTATAATTAACCTGTACGCCAAACGACGAAAGGACAAGAACATGTCAACAGTAAAAGAGTATCGCCGTAAGGGATTCCAAGCTCGCCGAGTCTCATTCGCGCTTAAGGTAATCGCTGGTCTATGGTCAATCGCCATGATTGGTATCTTCGCAACCTCACCTACGCTAATAGGATTTCTAGCGATGGTCACAGGTGTAGTTGCCTTCGTCACTCCTTCTATACTTATCGCCTCGGTCTACGATGACCGTGCAGAGCGCTTCTTCAACCTTGCGGCTGCCCACAAGCAGGTAGCTCTTCTTGGAGTAGTTCAACCTAGAAAGTAAGTGTACAAGTAAAGGAAAAAGGATTATAGTTCTACCAACGACAAATACGGAGGAATAATGACGCAAGGCACAAACCAAAGAGAGCACAACTATGTCTATGCCGCGTGCTCGGTGTGTCAGGAACACGCACTTGTCTATGAGCTAAACGACAGCCTTCTCTGTGCTGAACATTACAGAGATAGAACAAGACTAATAAAGAGAGCTACTCCTTGCGACAAGTGTGGAGCTGACAACGCTGTCAGAGATCCGTCACATCGCAGGAACGAGTATCTCTGTTGGTCCTGTCATCAGGAAAATGGATTCGTAGTTAACGACTCTGTAATCAAGCGGGCAATCGTCTCACTCGTCAACAACTTCACTCGAGGTTCAAAGATCAAGTGTGATGCAGCTGGCTATGGAAGTGACTGCGACAATAACGTCAAACCTCGTGGACCGTGGGGTGGCAGAGCTCTTTGCGACACCCATGGAAAAACTCCACCAAAGCCTCAGAAGGGCACAAAATCTTGAGCAGTCGTGTTTTTGCTCAAAAGTAAACCTACGAAAGGAAAGCAATGACAACATCAACAGTAACTCCAAACCAGGCAGCCCAGCTCTACTCAGACGGAAAGTCTGTGGACGAGGTAGCTCAGGCGCTAGGTATTACCTATGGCAAGGCTCGCAAGCTCATCGCTGAGTCTGGTACAGACATCCGCAACACGTCAGATCGACTCAAGGGCAAGACCCGAAAGACTAAGTAATGCTGGATAGACTCATGCTGAGGCTACAAAGCCTCATCTGGCCAGCCGTTATCTCGGCTGCCTTATCCTTCATTGCCGTCCTCGTGAGCCTTCTATCCCCGGATAGAGGCACTTTGGTCCTAGCCCTAGGGTTATCAGCCGTGGCATGGGCATGCCTAGCTCAGACGGTCTAAACGTAATCCCTCCCTGGGTTCGCCCTGGGGAGGGGTTTACTTTTCCTGAAAATGGCGATATAATTAAGCCATCAAGAGGAAAGGAGGTATACGAAATGGCATTCCATGGGTTAGTAAAAGACAGCCCGCTTATTACTGCTGTGCAACGGTCTACTCGTAGAGGGCGTAAAAACGCTAAGTACGAAGATGAAATGGAAGAAATTTTAGCCTTCCTGTTGCCTATGATAAATAAGCTAGAGGCATGGTTTGATTCACATAAGAAAGCTAAGAAGTAACTTAGTTAATAGGACAAGCTGGTACCTAAAGGTGCCAGCTTTCCTAGTTTATGTGATAAAGTAATACCTGCAAGAACCCAACTACGGAGAGACGAAAGGATACGACTATGTCATCCCTTCTTATCTCCGGCCATACGCAAGCGGTAGAGGACAAGCGAAAGCTTGAGGAGCGTATCGGTAGCAAGAAGCCTAATGGGTATTTAACATTGGGTTGTCCCATCCCCGACCTAAGGAGGCGAACTAGCGTTGCTTACACTACGTGGAATTGCAATGTCGACCGTAGCCTATATTACGGCAATAACAATTGGACTCTTCTCAGTATCAATGCTGTCAAGCAATGCTGCGTCAAGTCCAATAAGCATGGAGTTACCAGCTCACATCAAACAGATCGAAGCTGAAGTAACTAACCCACTGGTAGTACTAGAGGGTGCAAAACAATTAACTCAGCATGAGCTCGTAGAGCTGCTAGCGGCTGTTGGCTTTGAGGGCAAGGCTCTCAAGACTGCATGGTCCGTTGTTATGCGTGAGTCTCGTGGGCGACCTGTTGCCCACAACAAGAACGCCAACACTGGCGACAACTCATATGGCCTATTCCAAATCAACATGATTGGCAGCTTAGGCGTTGACCGATTAGCTAAGTTCCAGGACAAGATTGGTATCGCTAAGGTTACTGATCTATTTGACCCTGTAGCAAATGCTAAGGCTGCCTACTACATGACAGCAGGTGGTAAGGACTGGGGCTCATGGGGACTAGGCGCTAATGCCTACGATGGTGATGCCATCGAGCCTGCGGTGACCAAGTGGTACACCGAATTCCCAACAAAGTCAAAGTCCTAGGATAGGAATACTATTACACCATGGACGAATTAAATACTGAACACATCGAGCCTGCGGCTGTCGATGAGGCACCTCTAGCTGAGGCACCTTCTATCGTTGAGCCTGAGGCTATAGTTGAACCTACACCTGAACCTGAGCCTGAGGTAATCCCTGAGGTTGTGCCTGAACCTGTACATGTTGAGGAGCCTAAGGCACACACGCCTAAGGCTAACCAGTCTGTCAGTGGCAATGGCGTCGATGAGGTCCTCCTAGCAAATTGCATTTACAAAAATGTATATGCTCGTAAGTCTTTATCTGTACACCATCTACAACGTCGCCTCATTGAACTTGGTTTCAAGGACGCTGACGCTGACAAGGATGGCTGGCTAGGTGATGAGACTGTAGCTGCTATCAAGAACTTCCAAGCAAGCAAAGGCTTGGATGTAACTGGATCTGTTGATGCTACAACATTGACTAAGATCTTTGAAGGAGATCACAATGTCAAGGTAGTGCTTTAAGCCTACTAAATAAGAGATTAAACAAAGGAAGGCTGGTCAGTGCTAAGGCATTG